CAGGCGCTACAAACGGATATCCACGGGTCTGCTCAGGTCTTTGTCGGACAAAAGCATGAATGACTTCTTCTGCTGGGACTCTAATCGTCTCATTGCTCTGCTGAAGCCCTAAATCATTCGGATGGTTCTTATACAAGTGATATGCAACAGGCTTTCGCTTGTCGTTTATCTCAACGCCCATGACGACCTTGTTGCCGTTCG